CAGATGGAAAGATTTACCAAAATACAGATGGAGACATAACTTGGCAAAAACTACTTTAACTCGAAACAATTGGTAAAGTTGTAAATTTACTTTTAACAACTGCAACTCAATGAAATTAATCAAACAATTTGTAAGCCTGTGATCTGAAAACTAACCAGATTACAGGCTATTTTTATGGCTCAAGATTATCATCACGGAGTCCGAGTTTTAGAACTCAGTGACGGAACCCGTCCCATTCGTACAGTATCAAGTTCTGTTATCGGGATGGTCTGTACAGCCTCAGATGCAGATGCAGAAAAATTTCCACTTAATACACCAGTCCTTTTAACCAACGTTCAAGCTGCTTTAGACAAAGCAGGTGATCAAGGCACATTGGCACGTTCACTTCAAGCGATTGCTGATCAAACCAATCCCGCAACTGTGGTGGTTCGTGTAGAACAAAAGACCGATGCTGCAGAGCAGACGTCTGCAATCATTGGTGGTTCAGTCAATGGCAAATATACAGGCATGAAAGCATTGCTTGCAGCGGAAGCACAGCTCGGCGTTAAGCCACGTATTTTGGGTATTCCTGGTCTAGATACATCGGCTGTATCCGTTGCACTTATTGCATTGGCTCAAAAGCTTCGCGGTTTTTCGTATATTTCAGCAAATGGCTGTCAAACCAAAGAAGAAGCCCAAGCCTATCGTCAAACGTTCGGTGCACGTGAAGCGATGGTCATCTGGCCAGATTTTTTAGGCTTCGATACAGCCACCAGTGCCACGGCAACGTTTGAAGCAACAGCCCGTGCTCTTGGCCTACGTGCAAAAATTGACAATGAAACCGGTTGGCAAAAAACGCTTTCAAACGTTGCGGTCAATGGGGTTACTGGCATTTCAAAAGATGTGTATTGGCAACTGCAAGATCCAGACACAGACGCAGGCTATCTCAACCAAAATGACATTACCACGCTCATTCAGCGCGATGGTTTCCGTTTTTGGGGTTCTCGCACTTGTTCTGATGATCCTCAGTTCGCGTTTGAAAACTATACCCGTACAGCGCAAATTCTTGCAGACACAATGGCTGAAGGCCATATGTGGGCAGTCGATAAAGATCTTACACCAGGACTCGCGCGAGACATTATCGAAGGCATTAACGCAAAAATGCGTGAAATGACACTGGGTAATTACTTACTCGGTGGTGAATGCTGGTTAGATCCGGTCATCAATACCAAAGAAGTGCTCAAGTCAGGCAAGTTTTATATCGACTATGACTATACGCCTGTTCCACCGCTAGAAAACTTAGTGTTACGTCAGCGCATCACAGACCGTTACTTGGTCGACTTTGCTTCACGTGTAACAGCAGGATAAGGACAAGATCATGGCTCTACCAAAAAAATTAAAGCTTTCGAATCTATATAACGAAGGTAATTCATATCTTGGCCAAACGGGTGAAGTGACTTTGCCTAAGCTCGGTCGCAAGTTAGAAAACTGGCGTGGCGGTGGCATGAACGGCAACATTAAGTGGGATGCCGGTCTAGCTGATGATATCAACGAGATGACATGGAAACTAGGTGGCATCGATAAGTTGATTTTACAGCAATGGGGTGCTGCATCCGTTTCAGCATTCGGTCTACGTTTTGCGGGTTCATTTCAGCGTGACGACACTGGCGAAACCAGTGCAGTCGAAGTCGTGGTTCGTGGTCGCCATGAGGAGATTGATTTTGGTAACTACAAACCGGGTGATGACACGGAAACCACAGTTAAAACCATTTGGTCTTACTACAAACTCACTATCGATGGTGAAAAAATCATTGAGATCGATATTCCTGGTGGCATCGAAATCGTGAACGGTGTCGATCTTCAAGAAAAGCATCGTCAAAACATTGGCCTATAAGTTTCCATCCCTCTGTTCATACCCCGTGGGCAGAGGTTTTTTTATAAATTTTTTGGAGTTATCTCGTGAAAACATTAGAGCAAATTGAAAATACAGCAGCCATCAACATGGAGGTTCAAACAGTCGATCTGGAAAAGCCAGTCATGATGGGTAATTTAGAAATTAACACATTAGAAATTCGCAAACCGAATGTACAAGCTTTGCAAGGTATCAAAATTTCAGATTTATTGCAGGGTGATGTCACAGCCGTTTGTACGGTATTACCGCGTGTATGCACACCTGAGCTGACAAAATCACAAATCAGTCAGCTTGAGCCAGCCGACATTACACAAATTTGTGGAGTCATCATGCTTTTTTTGCAACCGAAATCAGTACGTGCGGAAGTATTACGCCAAAAGTAGACGATGCGATCGCCAATATTGCGGTGGTGTTTCACTGGCCACCGCAGGCTTACATCGATATGTCACTTAGTCAACTGATGCAATGGCATCAACAAGCCATTGATCGAAATGGAAATGATGCCGAATGAAACCCTTAAAACTTGAAGTCCTGTTTGGATCAAAAGACAGCTTGAGTCCCGTACTCAAGCTGATGATCGGCAACAGTAAAGCTGCTTCAAATGCGCTAAAACGAACCAGTGACGAAGTCAAAAAACTCAATGATCAGCAAAAACAGATCGATGGTTATGTAAAGCAAAAGAAAGCCACCGAGGAAAGCGCCAAAGCACTTAAAGACATGCAGGATCGCATTAAAACCTTGCGCCAGCAGATGAATAGCAATCCAAGTGCAGAATTAACACGTGATTTTGAAAAGGTCAAAGCAGCAGCAAAACGGCTGAAAGATTCGCATCAGCAAAATACACAGCAGCTGCATCAACTTCGTACTGAGATGAATCAATCCGGGTTATCTACCAGTAACTTATCTCAGCATCAATCTGAATTACGTCGTCGTACAGATCAAGCAACATCAGAGCTTGAACGACAGCGCCGAACACTCCGTAATTTAAACAATGTGCAGCAGCAACACCAACGCTACAGCCAAAATGCACGTACAGCAGGCATGACGGGAATGATGATGGCTGGTGCAGGCGTAGGTACACTTTATGCAATGCGCAAACCGATCGATGAGTCAAAGCGCGTCGACATCGAAGAGAATCGGATTGCATCATTGGGTTTTGGAAAACAAGCCACTGAAGAAGCAATTCAATATGCCAGAGCGATGAAAACTTTCGGTACCAGTACGCTTGATAATTTAACGTTAGTGCGTGACGGTGTAACTGCGTTCGGCGACGTGCATCATGCACAATGGGTCGCACCAACGTTGGCCAAGATGAAATTTGCAAATGAAGCCATGTATGGTGATCACGGTGTCGAAAATGAAAAAAAATTCATGGACATGCTCAAAGTCATCGAAATGCGGAATGGCTTAAAAAGCAAGGAATCATTCACAGAGCAAGCCAATATCATTCAGCAAGTCATCACGGCCACGGGTGGACGTGTACAAGCAGAGGAATGGTTAAACGTCATTAAAACAGGTGGTATTGCTGCAAAGGGCATGGATAACAAAGCCTTTTATTACAAAATGGAACCACTTGTACAGGAAATGGGCGGGTTTCGCGTCGGTACATCTATGATGTCTGCTTATCAAAACTTGTACCAGGGTAGAACCACGCAGCGAGCAGCTGCAAATCTCGATAAATTTGGTCTAATTGGCGATTATTCAAAGGTCAAACACAATAAAACCGGTGATTTGTCTTATCTCGATATCGGTGCAATTAAAAACGCTGCATTGTTCAAAAAAGATCAGTTTGCATGGATGGAGCAAGTACTGGTACCGGCTCTCAATGCCAAAGGCATTACCAAAGAAAGTGACGTCATCGATGCGATCGGCAGTATTTTCAGTAACCGTACTGCATCAAACCTTTTTGCTCAAATGTATATGCAGCGTGATCAGATTCATAAAAATGCCAAGCTAAATGAAGGTGCCTTTAACATCGACCAGTTGGAGAAACAGGCACAAGGCACCACGGCTGGTAAGGAACTTGATGCAAAAGCCAAGCTTCATGATGCTTACTTACAATTTGGCCAAACCATTTTGCCAATCTACACGCAAGCATTAATCATGGCTTCAAATGCCATGCAAGGCTTCACAGGTTGGATGCAGCAAAACCCAACACTGGCCAAAGCACTTGGTACTGGCTTATTGGTCATTGCTGCAGGGCTAGTGGCCATTGGTGGACTGCTCTTGGTATTTTCCCCACTTATTTTAAGTATGTTAAGCCTAAGGCTCATGATGGTCACATTGGGCGTTCAAGGCAGCGCATTAAGCTTTGCCTTACGCATGCTGGTAATGCCGTTTTCATTATTAAAAGGGGCAATTACGGGCATCGGATCCGCATTGATGTGGCTTGCAAGACTGGCAATCGCACACCCGATTTTGGCACTCATTACAGCCGTGGCCTTCGGTGTCTACATGATTTATCAAAATTGGGACACCATCGGTCCTTATTTTCAAAAGCTATGGGCACAGATCAAAGCCTTCTTCCAGAGCGGTATTGGCAATATCTCAGCAACCATCTTGAACTGGTCGCCTATGGGCTTGTTTTATTCAGCTTTTGCAACGGTATTAAACTGGTTTGGTTTTGAATTACCGACCAAGTTTTCAGTATTTGGTACAAACATTATCGATGGATTAATCAACGGTATTAAAGCAGCATTTCCAAAACTAAAATCGACTTGGAATGATGTTGCAAACTATATGCCGGACTGGTTAAAGCAGCGCATGATCATCCGTAGTCCGTCTCGAGTCATGGCAGGTTTGGGCGGTCATATCATCGGTGGTATTGGCATGGGTCTTACTCAGGCATTTCCTGAGCTCAAGAATAAATACAATCAGGTTCTCAATCTATTTACCAATAAATCTCAGTCACCGGTCTTAGATCAGATTGATATTGCTGCGCCTGTAATGTCTAAGATTCAGGCAGCGCCAAATCTTACCCCAAGCCGTCAGTCTTCATTGGCAGTGGCAGGGGATACCTACACCATTCACATTCACGCTGCACCAGGACAAATCGTTCAAGATCTTGAACGTCAAATTGAACAAGTCGTCATGCGAATCCAGCGTGACAAACTGGCGCGAGTTCGTACCATCATGTCCGACCAGGAGTAAATATTATGATGATGATCTTGGGCATGTTCCCGTTTAGCATTCCGACTGCCGTATATCAGCAGCTACAGCGCAGCACAAACTGGCGGCATCCAAGCAATTCCCGGGTAGGTGATATGCCAGCCTATCAATTCATTGGCCGTGGCGAAGATACTATTTCGCTCGAGGGCAGTATCGTGCCAGAGTTTGGCTCTCAAATAAGCATCACTGCTTTACGAGTCATGGGAGACACTGGTAAAGCATGGCCACTTATCAGCGGTACTGGTAAAGTTTTTGGGCTATACCACATCGATGACCTTCAAGAAACTCAAACTATTTTTTTTCCAGATGGCACACCCAAAAAAATTGAATTCAGCTTGAAAATGACGCAGGCACAGAAACCAGGAACATTAATCGGCAATACTGCAGGCAAATTAATAGGCTTACTATGACTGTTCTTTCTACACTCAATGATCTGGCCAATGATGTCTTAAAGGTAAATCCGGTTCCCATTTTTAAGCTAATCGTCGATGGCTTGGATATCTCATCCAAGATCAACAATCGACTCATACAAATGCGCATTGAAAACAAACGAGGTTTTGAAGTCGATACGCTAGACCTCTCACTTTCAGATCACGATGGTTTGCTGCAGATCCCCAACAAAGGTGCAATTCTTCAAGCATGGATAGGCTGGCAGCATTCAGGCTTGGTCTACAAGGGCAGTTACATCGTCAAAGAGGTTGAGCACGCCGGTGCGCCCGATGTTCTTCGTATTCGCGCCACCAGTGCAGATATGAAAAAGTCACTCAAACAGAAAAAAGAGCGTAGCTTCGATAACATTGCGCTCGGTGATTTAATACGACTGATTGCTCTTGAGCATGATCTTAACGATAGTGTTGCAGCAGATCTGGCCAGCCATAAAATCATTCATATCGATCAAAACGAGTCAGATGCGAATTTGATTACTCGTTTAGCCGATGAACACGACGCGATTGCAACCATCAAAAATGGTACCTTACTTTTTATGCCCAAAGGCCAGAGTCAGACTATATCTGGCCAAGATCTACCGACTTACAAGTTGACCAGGGCAATGGGTGATGATCATCGCTATAGCTACAGCGATGGCGGTGAAGAAGTCACTGCAATTCGCGCGTTTTATTACGATGATAAAATGGCTAAAAAGCTTGAGGTCATTGTCGGGGATCAATCGAACCAAAACATCAAAGAGCTACGTCATATTCATCGAGACAAACAAACCGCGACACTAGCTGCTTCAGCTAAATTGAACCATTTCAAACGTACCAGTGAAACACTCAGTTATAAGCTGGCCAGAGGTGTGCCAGATCTGATACCAGAGCAAACTTTTTTATTTGTGGGCGTCAAAGAACAGATCGACGAAATATACTGGCTGGGTACCACGATCACAGATACGTTGGATGCTTCAAGCGGTTACACCACAGATCTGCAGCTCGAAGTGTTTTTCCCGGATGCAGATGATGTATCCGAACTATTTGAAGATCAGTTTGTCTTAGAAAAAGATAAAAAATGGACGGGCGTGGTAGTGTATTACCAAGACGGTGAAAAGGCAGTGCAATTGGTCAAAGGTGATATATCCAACGCGAAGCATTTTACTTACTTATATTTAACTCGTGCCGGTGCACAGCAACGCCTAGATCGTGAGTTCGCTTTACTGGATCTCGAAACCGGTAAATTTGCTGCACATAATCAACTTGATGAAAAACCTTATACCGGGCTAAAAGTTCAATATACCAACGGAAAAAATCCAAGTCCGCGTCATTGGGCAACACTGGGCGATCAAACCAATCCGAAAGTCATTAATGCGGTAATGCAAAGTAAAAAAGCAGCAGAAAAACGCTTAAAACGGGAATTGCCAAGACTCAATGCGAAGAAGAACATGCTGGAGCAAGTGAAGGAAGCAAAATAAAACAACAAGGCCAGATTTAGAATCTGGCCTTGTTTTATGAACGAATCAAAAGTTATAAATAATCAACTCATTGCCGTTATGCTCTTCATGAGCAGCTTTTGAGTTCACGGACCAGCGGATCTTACGATGTGTCATTTGATAATCTTTAAATAGCTCACGCACTTCTGGCACATCATTCAAGCTCAAAATAAACTTGCCCTTAATCTGATCCAGTTTGTCTTTCAGCGTGTAAAAATCATCTTTACTCCAGATGCCTTTGCCGTAGACGTTTTCACAATCCCAATAGGGCGGATCCAGATAAAACAAAGTATCTGGGCTATCCAGTCGATTAATCACATAATCATAAGACCGATTTTCGATAACGACATTCTGCAAACGTTCATGTATCGACACCAGATGTTCACGTAAGCGTTTACCTAAGCGCATGCGGTTTGCTCGATCTTTTGAATAAGTAAATGAACCATCAAGTTGGCAACCAAACGCAGAGCGTAGCAAATAATAAAACTTCACCGCCCGTTGAATATCAGTCAAACCAGATTGATCGCGCTTAAAATCATCAAACTGAGTTCGAGAAAATAGCAGCAACTCATATTCAGCTAGAAATGCATCAAAATGAAATTTCAACACTCGATATAAATTGATCAAGTCGTCATTAATATCGTTAATCACTTCAACAGTAGAAGCTGTCTTTTTAAAAAGTACCCAGCCAGCACCACCAAACACTTCAACATAAGTTTTATGTGCTGGCAGCATATCAATAATCGTTCTGGCTAGTTGAGATTTACCGCCAAGCCAGCCACTGAAGCTGTGGCCACTAGGATTGTATTGCGGTGAGAGGTTTTGTGTCATGGATCTTACCTGATGAGGTCGGATGCTCTGGGCATTCAGGTAAGGCACTCAAGGTGCTCTGGAATTGATTTAAGGTTTTACAGCGAGGGCATTTAATTTCAAGATTTCTAAAATTATCAATTCTCGCAAGAAGTTTAAAACAACAACTGCATTTCATATTTTGCATGATATTTTTTCAAAGCAGAAAAAACAGATTTAATAGTAATAAATCTCTACATAAAGTACAAATATATAACCGATTTATCTATAATGGACATAAATATAACCAGAAAAGCGACTATGGCATCTAAAAACTGTTTTTTATGTCCCCACTGTGCATCTAAGTTTTATTTGAGGACCAGCAAACTTGAGAGTCCCTTATTTCGAGTAGTTTACTTTCAATGTTCAAACATCAAGTGTGGATTTTCTGCCAGAGCAGAGTTCACAATCACACATCAAGTCGCACCCAGTGCAAACCCTAACCCACTTGTAAATTTAAAAACCTATGGTCATGAAGCTGATCAACGAAACGGAGTACTTAAAAAGTGAGTAATTTTGATTCAAAAATTTCAACTATTGCGATCGGTATTATCCAAGCCATGCAGACGGCTCAAGCAATTTATATTGTCGTGGCTAAAGCAATGGACTCAGTTGAAAGCACAAATGCAGACAAATCCGGTGGCGATAAAAAAGCATGGGTGATGGCTTATGCAAAAAATATTGTGTTGGCACTGGGAGACAAATGGGACGAGCTTGAATCAAAAGTTTCATTGTTCATCGATCAACTTAAATCAGCATATAACGCGGCAAAAGTCCTTTTTTAAGGGCTTTTTTTTTGGAGGGCTTATGAATAAATATTCATTTTTAAAACCTATCTGGTCTATATTGTTTGGAGATTTTATTCTTATTAAATCAAGAGCAGTTGGTAAAACTATTCCAATGCCCTTAGTAGCCAAAATTACTGAGTTAGAATGGGATTTCTCAAAAAATTTCTGTTTTAATCCATCTAAAATATCAAAAGTTAAAGATAGAAAATTACGCAAAGCCTGTTATCAAGCTTTTGCGCTATATAAAAAATCTTTTAAACTTATACCGAAGCTTAAATTAAAGATCTGGAGAGATGAGTTTCCAAGATTAATGAAAAGGGCAACTCAGACTTGGTCAGATCACATAACTGATTCTTTTTCTTTTTTTGCACATTGTTATAAAGAAAGAGCCACTTTTGCAGCTCAATATGAATGTAGATGGGATTTGGGTGAAGAGCTATGAATCCAGAACAGCTTTTTGAATTGTTCTTTCAAGACATCACGCCAGATATGAATCCACCAGGTATGAAATATCATTGTGAAGCGATGCGCAGCTGGTGGCGTGAACGCTTTATGAAAGCTTATTATGGTATAGAAGAAACGAGGTCTTTACGCAGTTGGGCAGAAGCACCGCAGATGTGGTTGAAAGGATACAAAATTGCAAGCATGAATAGTTAATACATTTCTTTATCAACTTTCACTCTGCGAAGCCTACGTTTGATTACATATGTTTCTGCTTCATTTCTTGAAGAAAATTGCCTTGCGCCATCTTTCTCTTTCAAAAAAACAAACTGAATTGAGTGCATTTCATCGATATCAGAGTAGTCTTGATATTCATAATCAACGATCTTTTTTACGTGTAAATATAGTTCATCTCGTTTAATATAAAATTTTGTCATAAAATAATCCTTATTTATAATTCTTTTAATTTTCTATCAAGCAATGCAAAAATATATTCATTTTCCTCTGGATCACAATCTAATCTGTCGATAATATTATATTTTCTTATATATCCTAAAAGTTCATCATTATGAAGTGCGAGGCAAAACATACAAAGAAATTCAAGGAAACTTGTGTAAGCTATAAACATAGTAATAGCATTATCAGTGATACCTAGATCCTTGTTATTATGAATATAATTAAAAATAAA